GATGTCAGAAGATGAAAAATTTGCATTTATTAATGTATCTAAGTCTTCAATTATTGGACTAAATAAAAAGAGCGACAAATCATTTCCATCTCATATTTCCAAGGAAATTATAAAAGCAATTAACATAAATCATCCAAGAGTTATGAAAAGCGTTTCTTTGGATCTAGCAAGTGAGATACTAGAAGAAAAGCATAACTCTATAGGCATCAAGAAGAATCATAGATACTATTCTCCAAATGTATTTGAGTATTATTACGAAAGAGATAAATCAGTATTTAATTCTATTATTGAATTTTTTATACAAAATACACCAAATCTTATAGTTACGCTTCACGATTATAAAAGAATAAATAATTTACTTGGTGTTAGATCAAACGTTATTAGCGTAAGTTATCATAGTTTGTATAAAAAATTTGATGAAATATATGAAAAAATCCATTCTATGAATGGTAAGGTTCAGTATTGCCTGTTAGATTGCAGTTCTTTGGGATTGGCTTTGTCTCCCAAAATTTGGGAGAACCTAGATATGTCGATAATAGACTTTGGAAAGGCCTTAAATTTCACCAAAGATTACAATTCGGCATCAAGACATGCTGCAAGATAAGGACGCTGACGATATTGAATATCTAACAGATTTAATGTTTGATACTTCACTTTCTATATCAGAAATATCTAGGCAATTGGGTTGGCCAATTGCAAAAACAAATAAAGAAATAAATAGAATAGGTCTATCTTGGCTAAAAGATAGCAGGAAAAAAATGTCAAGGGGCCAAACAGCCCTTACATTGATCATGAAAAAATTATTGCCTGGTGAAAAAATAGTCAATGAATTTCATATAGGCGATAAAATGAAATTAGATGTCTACTGTCCGAAGTACAAGGTCGCAGCAGAGTATCATGGTAGGCAGCACTTCTTTTATACTCAAAGATTTTTTGAATCAAAATATGAATTTGAAGAAGCCCTGCAGAGAGATTCTAAAAAGTTAGATTGGTGTAAAGAGAACGGTGTTGCATTAATTGTATTTAGATATAATGACAAGCTAAGCGAAGAGGCTGTATTTGAAAGAATGATACAAGCCATAAGAAATAGTCCTCACATGCCAAAAGAAAAATCAAAGAAACGCGTAGTGGACACAACGGCATACAGAATTGCTAAAAAAAAGAACTCCGAATACAGAAAAAAATCCTATCAAATATTTAAAGAAAAAAGAAATGTCAATAGAAGCAAACGAAACAAGTAAAGATAAGATACCACTAGAGTATCAAATATTTGCCCTGTGCTTAAAGAAGCATGGTGCAATAAAGTATTTTGCGGAAAATCTACCACAAGAAATAGTTGGTTTGATACATAACGAAAAGGGAATTAACGAATTTTATTTAGCTATTCTTGGCTATTATAGTGCAACAAATCTTGACATAATAGATCCGATAGCATTTAAATCTTGGCTTGAAACAGATTCGGATATATATGAGGCCCTCGGCGGCAACGCAGGGGTTTCAATTATGTTAGATATTCTTAACTCTCTTGAATTATCTGAACCTGAATCTATTACTGAATTAGTTAAGCATAAGGCTAAAAAAAGAAAACAAATAAATTATTTACAAGAACTTCAATCAATATTAACTCAAAAGGGATTAAAAGATGAGACGGACCTAGAAAGAATACAGGTTCTTACATCTGAAATAAGAGAGTTAGAAAATCAGATAAGGTATGATCCACTAGAAAAAGTTACTAGCGGTAGTGATATTATTAAAAGAGTCAATTCAATTCTTGACATACCAAACTTTTTGCCAACACAATTTAAGTCTTTAAATAGAGCAATGGGATATACGGATAGCGGTGGATTTTTTAGGGGAGCCGTACATGCAATCATAGCCGCATCCGGCAAGGGTAAAAGCACGTTTGCTAAATGTCTGGCAAATCATTGGCTCGATAATGGATATAGGGTTTTATACGTTAACTTTGAGGAAGCAATAGGTCATTGGGAAAGAATATTAATGACCCAAATAATAGGGAAAAACGTTTATGCAGAGTATTCAAAATGGACAGACGAAGAAAAAAATAAATATTTAGATATATTTAAAGAAAAGCTTCTATTTTGGGGTGACAGATTAATGGTTAGGCACGATCCAGATACTCCTTATTTTGAAGATCTAGAATTCTGGCTTAGGGATATACTGGGTCATAGTGTTGACCTTCCAGATGTTATAATAATTGACACAATACAATCAATGTTTACCAGAGGTGGCGGTAAGGGCAAGCCTAGGTGGGGAGAATTTGAAGAAATGATGGTTCGCCTAGAAAAATTGGCTAGAGATATGAATTGCGCATTAATAATAACTGCTCAAGAGAACGCTAATAGAATGAAAGAAAAAAGAGAAGTCGTTCAACAATCTGATACCGGTGGATCTTTAACAATTCAACAAAAATGTGCAGTCACCATTTTCTTAACGGAAAAAAGATTAGCTACTGACGATGAAACAGAAGACGAAAATATAATGCAGCTTCAAATTCCCAAAAATAGAATAACGGGGTCTGCATTTTTATACGATCCTCCGCTAGTAAGATACGTTGATAGCAAAAAGATATACGAAGAATACGAGCCGGTTACTAGTGATTCTTACTCTGGATCCTCCCTATTAGATGACCTGTTAAACGATAAGGATTTTCACTAATGAGCACCATAACAGTCGAGGCAATAAAAGATTTTCAAATATGCGAAAGACTTTTTGACTATAGGCACATACAAAAAATGTCTGAAAAGATGTATTCCCGCGAAATAAATTCAGACAAATTTGAAAAAACAATAAAAAATATTATATGTTTTTTTATGTTTAAAAAACAATCTGGATCTTTGCCTTCCTACGCAGCAATATTAAATAGGTGGGAAAAGATGTGGTTTCCAAAAGACACAAATTCTTATGACATTATTACGGAACAGCATGAAACAGTCTACGGAAACATGTCTAGCTTAACTACAAAAGCCGCGAACTCACTCTTGTTGTTTTATAGTCATTATTCTAAGGTAGATTTTATTCCCATATCAATATCAGAAGAGTACTATATTTCTACTAAAAAAGGAATTAGCATAAAAGATTCATTTGATGTTATAGTGTATTTTAATAAGACATTCTATGTTATAAAAATACTTTTTAATTACAAAAATAGTAAAAAAGATATTTATAAAACTGATTTCGCATGCCTGAAAAAGGGATTTGAATCAAGACATCCGGATAAGTCTCATCTAACAAAATATGGATTCATAGATATGATGAGTCAAAACATAGGCTTTCAAGAATATTTGTTGAGTCAAGATGATATAATGGTTTTTGATGATTGGTGTGATAAAATAGATGCAACAGAAATTTTTATGAATAAAAGAGGCCTAATACCATATTGCAAAAAATGCCCCTTTGATGATCCATGTTCAAAATGGAAGAAAGAATAGAGATGACTAAGTCAATACTAGATGATATTCTTGTCGACAAAAGATCAAACGCTTTGCTGAAAGCAGAAGATGAGAAGCTAGCTCCTCTCCTAGAGGAAATAAATTTTATATCAGATGATTCTATTAAATCTTTTGTAAGATCAGTGCTTTTAAAGGCAGAAAACTTTTGGGATATACCTTCTAGTTTTAGCGGAAAATATCATCCCAAAGATGAGCACGGCATTGGTGGCAACGTCCTTCACACCAAAAGAGTCGTAAGAATAGCCGCAGTGTTTTCTGATTCTTACACCTTGAGTGTAGAAGAAAAAGATGTTGTATTTGCAGCATCTCTCCTGCACGACGTATGCAAGGGAGTAAAAGATTCAGAAAATGGAAGTGCAAGATATGATCCGATGCATCCCTATGCCGTCGGTGGTTTTGTTGAGAAATGTAGAATTAAAGATAAAAAGATGTCTTCAGAAACAGATTCGTCAACACTATATCTTTCAGAAGAAGTAATACAATCAATATTGAGACTAATTAGATGCCATCTTGGCCCTTGGTCTCCGGTTCCAGAAACATATCCAATAACCTATCTTGATTTCATAGTACACCTAGCCGATAACGTTGCATCCAAAATGCATTTAATTATACAAGACAGTGATCTAATAAATCCACAATGGAGAGTAAATGGACCTAGAGCAGAGATTGAAAAGAAGACATAAGATAATTTCTAATATAGAATTCTACATAAAAGAATCTGTGTACTATAGAAATAATAACTGTTTTTTCGAGGACAACAAAAAAATAATAGTGTGTAACGTAAAGCAAGAGAACAACAAGTCAAAAATACTATGAAACTAACTTTAGATGAAACAAAATATACCAATAGATGGAAATTCGTTGAAGTAGCAAAATATGTAAAGTCTTTGAATAAAGTTATTAGAGAAAAAAAAGATAATCTTCCTGTCTTTCTCGACATAAAAGAGGTGGATAGTTACGCAAAACAGCACCAAAATATTCGGAATATATACCTCAATATGGCATTACGATACAGTTGATATAGATAAATCAATTAGGTTGGGCTCACTTTATTTTGATATAGATTCTGAAGATGGAGAAACATCTCTTGTAGAAGCTAGAAAATTATATTCATATTTGGAAGAATTCATACCCGCTGAGGCCCTTATTGTATATTTTACTGGCAAAAAAGGTTTCCATATTGAATGCGAGGCTATATGCCTGGGCATAAGTCCATCAAATGTTCTTCCGAATCTATATAGATATATAGCAAATAAAATAAAAGACGATTTAAAATTGAACAATTTAGATTTCAGTGTTTATGATATGAGAAGAATGTGGAGATATCCGGGGACTATTCATCAAGATACCGGTTTATATAAGAACCTTTTAGACAAAGATATATTGTTTTCGGACATGTCTAGCATTAAGAAATACTGCGAAAAGATTAGAGACAATACGATTCCTGAACAATTGTTTAGCGCAAAAGCCGCAAAATGGTATTTAAATTTTACATATAATATGGAAATAGATAAAGAAAGATCTAAAGACTTCCTTGATTATTTTAATAAGTTTGGATCCAAGTCTTTTAAAGAGTTATCGGAATTTGAAAAAAGATTTACCAAAAAAGAATTATTAAGAAACTGTCCTGCAATAAAAAGACATGTTGAGGAAGCTAAAAGAACCAAAACACTAAGCCATGAAACTAGGTTATTCCTATGTTCAATACTCACATACAGTGAAGAATCTATACAGTTTTTATATGAGATACTGAGTCTATGCGATGACTTCAATTATGAAAAATCTTCTAGCCATATAAATGATTGGATTAAAAGAAGACAGTTGGGAATTGGCGGCAGACCTTACACTTGCGATAGAGCAAACTCAGCTGGAGTCGGATGTGGAGACTGTAATTTGGAAAAAAAGAAAAAATGGATTACAATAGGGGATAGGTACGTAGAGGGCAGCGAAGAATCAATGCCTTCTCCAGTAAGATTTGCATATAAAAATGTGAAAGAACAACAAAATGACTGATAATATAAAAAATCCAGATGATGTAATAGGGGTGTGCTCTGAGTGTAAATCAGATCAGCCGATGGGGTACATGTACAGAAATGCATTTGCCCAACAGGGACTAGCTGTACCGTGCAAATACTGTGGGGGAATAGTGATTATTACATATAGAGAGACAAGAGATAGTTCCTTGAACAGTTCAGACAAGGATAGGGGTATCGGTTGAAAAACTGGACAAACCTCCATAACCACACAGTTTTCTCAATGCTAGACGGACATGGAGATGTGGAAGAATATTTGAATAGAGCAAAATCGCTTGGAATGTCTGGCCTAGCAACAACTGATCATGGCAACATACATTCGTGGTTGGACTTTTATGACGTAGCAAATGCCGTTGGAGTAAAGCCAATTCTTCGGAAGCGAGTTTTACCAGGCTAGAAAAACAAGATTTGATAGAGATGAAGAAGAAAGATCTGGTCCATCCAAAAATGAATGGGAACAAAGAGGCCCCTATCACATAACTATACTTGCAAAAAATAATACTGGATATCATAATATTATTAAAATGTCTTCTAGAGCCTTTCTAGAAGGTTATTATGTTAAGCCAAGAATAGATCACGATTTAATATCACAACACTCTGATGGAATAATAGTTCTTTCTGGCTGCCTTAATGGTGAAATATCTCAGGCTCTTTTGAGAGGCGATTTTAACTATGCCTTAGATTCAGCATATAAAATGCAAAGCATTGTCGGAAAAGAAAATTACTTTATAGAAATACAAGACCATGGTCTTACAGAGCAAAGAAGAATATCAAATCAACTTATAGAAATTGCAAACTACATAGGAGCAAAAGTAGTTCCTACTGGAGACTGTCATTATGTTCACCAAAAGGATGCCAGAGCTCACGATGTAATGCTCTGTGTGGCAACCAATACAACAATACATACTCCAGATAGATTCTCTTTTTCTGGTGACAACTTTTACCTAAAGTCATATGATGAAATGTCATCTTTGTTTGGAGATGAATGGCTTAAGAACACTATGTCAGTTTGCGACATGGTCGATATTAATTTAAAGTTTGGCGAAATACATTTTCCAAAGTTTCCAATTCCTACTAATGAATCTTCTATTGAATATTTTGAAAGATTAGCATGGGATGGACTTAAGGTAAAGTATGGACAGCAACTGCCACAGAATATTGTAGATAGGGCTAATCATGAAATAAAAGTTGTTAAAGAAATGGGATTTCCAGAATACTTTTTAGTTGTATCAGATTTAGTTAGATGGGCAAAAGCAAATCAGATCAGAGTTGGATGGGGTAGAGGATCTGCTGCTGGTAGCGTTCTATCTTATGCATTTGATATAACAAATTTAGATCCCGTTAAATTTGGACTCTTATTTGATAGATTCCTTGTTGAAGGAAGAAAGTCAATGCCAGATATTGACTTAGACTTTGACGATAGACATAGGGATAGGGTAATAGATTACGCCAGAAGTAAATATGGCAATGATAGGGTGGCGCATATATGTACCTTTAATAGAACTGGTGCAAAACAATCCGTTAGAGACGCTGCGAGAGCCTTAGGTTATGATTTTTCTTTTGGTGACAAGGTATCAAAACTAGTCCCACCCCCAGTTCTTGGGATATCAAAATCTCTATCAGACTGTATGAGCACAGAAGAATTTAAAAAAGAATATAACTCAGATAAAGATTCTAAAAATATTATAGACACAGCTTTCACTCTTGAGGGCTTGGTGAGACAAACAGGAATTCATGCTGCCGGAATCGTAATATCAAAAGGTCCACTGATTGATTACTTGCCAATAATGCAAAAGGGCGTAGATAATCCAATTGTTACTCAATGGGACATGGGAAGAGTTGAACAGTGCGGTCTGCTTAAAATTGATTTCCTTGGCCTTAGAAATCTTGGCGTAATTGATTCTTGTATAAACTTGATTAAAAAACATAGAGCCATAGAAATAGATATAGACAAAATTCCATTAGACAATAAAGCAACATTTAATGAACTTTGCAGGGGTAATTGTGCCGGAGTCTTTCAACTAGAGTCCTCGGGAATGAGACAGTTAATGGTGCAGCTGCAGCCTCAAAATATTGAAGACATCATGGCCCTTATATCATTGTATCGCCCTGGTCCAATGGGATCTGGAATGGATAAACTATACATAGATCGAAAGCACGGGAAATCTAAGGTATTTTACGATCACCCAAAACTAGAGAAAGTTTTAGGTCAGTCTTTGGGAATCATGTTGTATCAGGAAGATGTTCTTGCAGTAGCTAGAGAGCTAGCTGGATTTAGTTCGGCAGAAGCAGATGATTTACGTAAGGTCATAGGCAAAAAGCTCATGGACAAAATTGCATTATTTAGGGCTAAGTTTGTTGAAGGTTGCGTAAAAAATTCTGGAATGCTTCCTGAAAAAGCAAATAAAATATATTCTGATATAGAGTACTTCGGTGGATATGGATTCAACAGAGCTCACGCAGCGAGCTACGCCATGATATCCTATACAACAGCTTACTTAAAAACAAACTATACAACTGAATATATGGCCGCCTTGATGTCTTCAGTCGTTGGCAATAAAGACAAGCAATCTTTTTACTTAACGGATTGTAGAAGATTGGGTTTGGAAGTTATGCCGCCATCTATCAATATGTCTGGTGTAGATTTTGATGTTATAGAAGAAAATA